TTTTTTTGCCTTGAAATTGATATAAAATTCAAGTAAAATATATTTATATATAGTAAATATAATTGACTAAATAATAATTAAAAAATGAGTAATAAAGATAAAAAATACGATGCCCACGGCATACGATTAGAAGTGTTAAAAAACGCAAAAGAGATGGTATGGGAAGCATGGCACATGGAAAAAGACGAGTTGGAAAGTCGTGCCAGATTTGAAAATACTCCCTTAGAAATACCACCAATTCCAACTACACACGAAGTATTAGAAATTGCTTCGGACTTTTACAATTTCGTTGAAAATGGCGAAAAACTCTCTTGATGTATACAATTCTGATTGACGAAATTCAAATCGAGTTGTATTATATTAAGAATAATAATAACAAATACTAAATTAAGGATTAAAAAATGGCAATTGACCTAGATAAAATCAAAGCAAAACTTACAAACCTCTCTCAGAGTAATAATCGTAAGAATTACCAATGGAAACCTCAACCTGGCAAACAACAGGTTCGTATTGTGCCTTATATGCACCAACCGGATAATCCGTTTATCGAATTGTTCTTTCACTATGGAATCAACAACCGGACATATCTGTCCCCAAAATCGTTTGGTCGTCCAGACCCTATCGTTGAGTTTGCTGAAAAGTTAACTCGTAGTGGAGATAAGGATGATTATCGTATGGGACGTTCACTTATGCCTAAAATGAGAACTTTCGTTCCTGTCATCGTTCGTGGTGAAGAAGCAGAAGGAGTTCGTTTTTGGGGTTTTGGTAAAGAAGTATATCAAGAACTACTCGGAGTTATTGCAGACCCCGATTATGGAGACATTACTGATCCAATTAATGGAAGAGACATCACAATTGAGTTTCTCTCGGCAGAAGAAGCAGGACGATCATTTCCAAAAACAAATATTCGTGTAAAACCCAACACATCTCCTGTATCTGACAATAAGAATATCGCAGAGTCAGTTGCAAACAACCAAGCAGAAATCACAGAAATTTATCAAGAATTGAGTTATGATGAATTGAAAGATGCTCTTGAAAAATGGGTAAGTGGTGAGTCCGAAGAAGATGCACCACCGGCCGAATCAGTATCAACTGATGAAGTTGTAGTTGAATCAACTCAAACTGAAGTAAAGCAACCCGAAGTTGCAAGTGCTACCTCAGAGAAAAGTAAACCCAATGCAACTTCCACGGAAGATGTAGAGGCAGCTTTTGAAGAGTTGTTTAAGTCTTAAAAAACCAAGAGGGTGGTTGGCATCTCCAACCACCCTCATATCAATTTAAAATTTATGGCAAGAAAAAAAGAAGATAAAACAAAATCAGAAGATTTAGCATCTGTACTTGCAGAAAGTCTAAACTCTGCGTATAAGGATGAAGGTAAAGTAGCATTCTTTTTAAATGAAGGAGATGATCCTTCTTTAATTTCCGATTGGATTCCAACAGGTAGTAGTTTACTTGATTTGGCAATTTCAAATCGTCCGAATGGTGGAATTCCTGTGGGACGAATCACCGAAGTAACTGGACTAGAACAAAGTGGTAAAAGTTTGTTGTGTGGTCACATTCTTGCGGAAACTCAAAAGAAGGGAGGTGTTGCAGTGTATATAGACACGGAAACAAGTGTTAGTATTGAATATTTAACTGCTATCGGTGTTGATACAACCAAGTTGTTGTATGTTCATGTAGATACTGTAGAAGACATCTTCGCAACAATTGATAATATCATCGCAACGATTCGTAAAAGCAACAAAGATAGACTCGTAACTATTGTGACAGATAGTGTTGCGGCCGCATCAACTAAAGTAGAAATGTCCGCAGATTATAGTAAAGATGGATTTGCAACAACCAAAGCAATTCTAATTAGTAAAGCAATGCGTAAGTTGACTTCTACAATAGGACGTCAACGAATTGCTTTAGTATTCACCAACCAACTTCGTCAAAAGATGGGAGTTATGTTTGGTGATCCGTGGACAACAAGTGGTGGTAAAGCATTGGCATTCCACGCAAGTGTTCGTCTTCGTTTAAAGAATCTTGGACAAATCAAACAGGGTTCTACAACCGAAGTAATCGGAAATAAGTGCGAAGCAACAATCGTTAAGAATCGTATGGGTCCTCCTCAAAGAAAAGCAGCCTTTGAAATTTATTTCAATCGTGGTATTGATGATTTGGGAAGTTGGATTACTACACTTAAAACTCATAAAGTATTTAAGCAAGGTGGGGCATATTACACCTATGTTGATTCTAAAGAAAATGAACACAAGTTTATGGCAAAGGAATTTCCAACTTTGTTAGCAGAAAATCCTGAACTAAAAGACGAGTTATATACTCAAATTTGTGACAAAGTTGTTATGCAGTATGAATCTGCAAATAGTGTCATTGATGAAGATGTTGAATTTGAAGATAATGATACAATTGTAGAACAAGAATTGGCATCAATATCGGATGAGTGATAAAAGTAAAATATTTAGTTTATTTCAAGAATTTTCAAAAGAAAAAAAGAATGAATTAGAAGTGGAACGGGATATAAATTCCGACACACTTTTAGTTGATGGTATGAACACATTCATGCGAGTTTGGAGTATGTATCCAACTACAAATGAAAATGGTGATCATATAGGTGGATATACAGGTTTTTTAAAAAGTATCGGTCATGCAATTCGTTTACGAAAACCAACTAGATGTGTAGTTGTGTTTGATGGAAAAGGTGGTAGTACACGAAGAAGAAAAATATTTCCAGATTACAAAATGAAAAAAAATGTACGATTTCGTGTAAATCGTGCGTTAAGTTTAGATATGGATCAGAGTGAAGAATCAAGTTCTATGAAGTATCAAATTGTGAAACTCATTGAGTATTTAAATATGCTACCAGTAACTACGATTTGCATTGATAATGTAGAAGCAGACGATGTAATCGCATTACTTGCTAGATCAAAATTTAGTGGCCTTGGTAAACGGACAACTATAATGAGTACTGATAAAGATTTCATTCAACTCGTTGATGAGGATGTTACAGTATATAGTCCCACCAAAAGAACTTTGTATACACAAGAAAAAGTTTTACTTGAATATGGCATACACCCAAACAACTTTTTGGTATACCGAACCATAGATGGAGACCGTGGTGATAATATAGCAGGTATAAAGGGTGTTGGTGAAAAAAAGTTAAAAACTGCTTTCCCTGAATTTGCAAACGAATCAAAATTGTCTGTTGAGGATTTATTAAAAATTTCCGAAGACAGAAAACCGCAGATGCCTTTGTATAAAAATTTTCTAAAAGAAGAAAATCAATTATTGTTAAAAAGAAACTATGATTTGATGCAACTTAAAGATAGTATTTTACCTGCAAGTATGCAAACAAAAATATTTGACCATGTTGAGTCACCTGTGACTGAACTTAATAAGTTTGAGTTTAGTAAAAAATTTGCCGAAGACCAATTATGGGCTGCATTTCCGAATCATCATAATTGGTTAATGGAAACTTGGTCGGTGCTAAATAGTTATGCGATTTCTTCACAATCGTAATTTTTTTAAAAAAAGTCTTGATTGGATTCCAATCATTTGATAATCTAATTTAATATATGACGGAGACTATAAATAATAATGTGGATACCTTACAAAAGTTTGGAACTGCATTTCAAAGTAAAACCATTCGTGCTTTAATTGACGATAAAAAGTTCTTGGAAAGAACTCACGATATTATTGAAACTGAATATTGGGAAAGTGAAGCACATAAGTGGATTGTAGATGAAATTTTAACGCATTATGGTAAGTATAAAAGAACAACAACACTTGATGTATTTAAGATTAAGTGTGATGATGTAAACATTGATTCACTAAAGGCCGCAATCATTGATCAACTTAGAAGTATATTCACACAAGTTGATACGAACGATGCTGAATTTGTTAAAAATGAGTTTTTAAACTTTTGTAAAAATCAAAAACTTAAAAACGCAATTATGCAGAGTGTTGACTTTCTTAAAGGTGGTCAATACGACTCTATTAAACGAATTGTAGATGATGCACTAAAAGCAGGAACAGAACGTGACATAGGGCATGATTATGCACGTGATATAGCATTAAGAATGTCAGAAACTGCTCGGGATACAATCAACACAGGTTGGGACGTGATTGATGATTTAACAAATGGTGGATTGGGACCTGGAGAACTTGGTGTTATTATTAGTAGTGCAGGAGGTGGTAAAAGTTGGTGTTTAGCATCACTTGGTAAATCGGCAATGCAAAGTGGTAAGAATGTATTACATTATACATTAGAACTTAATGAGTGTTATGTTGGACTTCGTTACGATAGTTGCTTCACGGGCATTCCATTTCAAGATATAATGGAGCATGAAGAAAAAGTAAAAAATGTCGTAGCAAATATTAAAGGAAAACTTCTTATTAAAGAATATCCAACAAAAAGTGTAGGAGTAAGTACAATTCTTGCACACGCAAATTTAGCAAATACAATGGGGTACCCAGTTGATATGGTTGTAATTGATTATGCAGATATTTTATCTCCGGGTAATCACGGAAATAATGCCAACAGTTATGTTGAGCAGGGGGGAATTTATGAGGATCTTCGAGGCCTTGCGGGCGAACTCGGAGTGCCTGTTTGGACGGCATCACAGGCAAGTCGTTCGTCATTAGATGATAATATTATTGAAGCACAAAAAGTTGCGGATAGTTATCGTAAAATAATGACGGCAGACTTTGTGATAAGTTTGTCTAGAAAAGCAACTGACAAGGTTAGTAGTACAGGTAGATTTCATGTCATTAAAAATCGGTTTGGACCTGATGGTTTGACATTTCCAAGTAGAGTTGACACTTCTTCTGGTGTTATTGAAATATATGATGAGCAAAGTACAAAGGGTGCGGAAATAATGGTGGAAATGAATGATTCTGAGAATGGTGCAAAGAATCTTTTAAAATCCAAGTATGACCAAATGAACAATAAAAATTCATATAATAAAGAAGATAGTGTTGATATTGGTTAAAAAATTCTGTATATATAGTATGTATTTTTACGATGCATTTCGTAAAATATATTTATATAATTAAATTATAATGTTAATATAAAAAAACTAACAAAAGGTTACAAGTGAAAGTAAAGAAAAGAAATGGTAGACTAGAAGACTTCAATGTTGATAAAATCAACAAATGTGCCGAAAGAGCCGCAAAAAATTTAGATAACGTTAGTGCAAGTGAAGTTTTGATTGATGCCAAAATCAAGTTGTATGATAAAGTTACAACGGTAGAAATAGACAAATCACTTATTATGAGTGCGAGGTCTAAAATTGAGTTTGAACCGAATTATGCTTATATGGCTGCGAGAATGCTTCTTAATACAATTTACAAAGAAGTTTTTGGTGAGGGAGTAGATAGTGATGCTTTTGAACTTCAGTATCGTAAAAGTTTTATTACAAATATGCGTAAATTAGTCCGAGAGGAAATTTTAAACGAACAACTTCTTGAGTGTTTTGATTTACGTGAATTGAGTGACAAACTTAATATTGAACGAGAAAAGGATTGGAAGTATCTTGGTATTCAAACGATATATGATCGTTATTTACTTCATATTAGTGGTAGACGTATGGAAACACCACAAGCAATGTGGATGCGTATTGCAATGGGTCTTGCCTTGAACGAGAAACCGGAAGAACGTCAAGCATACGCAATTAAGTTTTACGAAACACTTAGTTGCTTTGACGTAGTAAGTTCCACTCCAACTTTGTTTAATAGTGGAACAACTCATAGTCAATTGAGTAGTTGCTATCTTAATACATTTGATGATTCTATTGATGGAATATTCGATGGAATATGGCAAGAAGCAAGAAAAAGTAAATTCGCAGGTGGTCTTGGATTTGATATTACCAATTTCCGTGCAAGAGGAAGTTACATCAAAGGAACAAACGGAATCAATCAAGGACCAGTTTACTTTTGGAAACTTTACAATGATATGCTTGTTGCAGTTAATCAAGGTGGTAAAAGAAAAGGTGCGGGATGTGCATACCTTGAAACCTGGCACGCAGATATTGAAGACTTTTTGGCATTAAGAAAAACTGTGGGTGATGATAGAATGCGTTGCCACGATATGAATACCGCAAATTGGATTCCTGATTTGTTTATGAAGCAAGTTGAAACTGATGGTCCGTGGTATTTGTTTAGTCCAAATGAAACACCTGAGTTGCACGAAATTTTTGGTGAAAAGTTTGAAACAAAATATTGGGAATATGTTAAAAAAGGTCAAGAAGGTGAACTTAGTGTTTTTCGTGAAGTAAAAGCAAAAGACCTTTGGAAGAAAATGTTGAAAAGTATTTTTGAAACGGGTCATCCGTGGGTTACATTCAAAGACCCAAGTAATATTCGTTACAGCAATCAGCACGAAGGAACGGTTCATAGTAGTAATCTGTGTACAGAAATTCTTCTTCATACAAAACCAACTATTCATGATAACGAAGGAACTCGTTCAGTAAAAGAATACGGAGAAACTGCAACTTGTAATTTAGCAAGTGTGAATTTGAAACGACACGTTGATGTAAACAAACACGGAGAAAAATCTATTGATTACAAAAAACTTGAAAGTAGTGTAAAAACTGCAATGCGTATGCTGGATAATGTTATTGATCTTAATTATTATCCAACTGAAGAAGCACGTAAAAGTAATATGAATCATCGTCCTGTTGGTCTTGGAACAATGGGTTGGCATGATATGTTTTATGAGTTTAATGTTAATTACGAAAGTGATGATGCAGTTCGTATTTCCGATGAAATTTACGAAAACATTTCTTATTTTGCAATTGAAGCATCTTCTGATATGGCACTTGATCGTGAAACTTATAGTTCATATTCAGGAAGTCTTTGGAGTCAAGGAACATTTCCGATTGATACTTGGAAACAAGTTATGAAACTTCGTGGAAATTCTGATGAAGTACGATTGCGTAAAGATTGGGACAAACTCAAAAAGAAAGTTGCTAAACAAGGAATGCGTAATTCTAATACAATGGCCATTGCTCCAACCGCAACAATTAGTTATATTGCAGGATGTTCACAAAGTATTGAACCAAACTTTGGTGTTATCTTTGTGTATTCTACATTGAGTGGTGAATTTACAATGATGAATGAATACTTTGTGAACGATATGAAAGCAGAAGGATTGTGGACAAAAGAACTTAGCAATCTTGTTAAAAGTGTAGATGGAGATTTGCAGAAACTAAACGGAGCAATTCCACCCTGGATCAAAGAGAAGTATAAAACCGCATTTCAACAAGATCAATTTAAACTTATTGATTGTGCATCTGCACGACAAAAGTGGATTGATCAAGGACAAAGTTTAAATCTTTACAACGATAAAAGTAGTATGAAGTTTCTTAACGATGTTTATTTCCACGCATGGAAAAGTGGTTTGAAAACGACTTACTACTTGCGTAATTTGGCCGCAAGTGCTGTTGAAAAAAGCACAGGTGTCAACGTAGACGAACATAACACCGAAACTGAAAATAAAGAATCAGAAGGTGAACCCTCTCCGTCCTTATGTAGTTTAGAAGCAAAAATGCGTGGTGAAGTTTGCGAAAGTTGTCAATAATTTAATGTAATTGACTAAAAACCCTCAATGGGGTAATATATATAAATATATTATTAACCAATTAACCCAGGGGGGTAAAACTATGAATTCAAGCAAGATTTTCGCAATCGTGGCCTTTATGGCAATTTCCGTTAATGTTATTTTCGGATCACCAAACTATAAACAATTAAGGGAAGTTGCGGATCACTTGCAAGATGTATCGGTTACAATAAAAGCAAAAGCACGATATAGTAGTTCCGAAGGTTCAGGTGCAATGATTATTCGTGAAGTTGACGGAAAAAAAGTTACATTTGTTTGGACGGCTGCCCATGTGGTAGATAATCTTCGTAAAGTTCGTAGTGTTATTGAAGGAGGTACTCCTGTAAAAATTGTTGAATTTGACGATGCATCAATCGTAAAAGAACTTGTAGAAAAAGGTCGTAGAGTTGGTGAAATGAAAATGGATGCGAAAATCATCAAATATTCAAATGCTGAAGATGGTCATGATTTGGCACTTCTTATGGTTCGTGCAAAGGATTATGCAAAAGACGGAGTTGATTTTTATCTTAAAGAAGAAAATGATAGAATCATTCCAATTGGAACTGATTTATTCCACGTTGGTTCGTTGCTTGGTCAAATGGGTGCAAATTCAATGACAACTGGAATTATTTCACAAGTCGGACGAACTCTCGATAAATTTGAATATGACCAAACAACCGTTACTGCATTTCCAGGAAGTTCTGGAGGTGGAGTTTATTTGCAAAATGGACAATATGTTGGCATGATTGTGCGTGGTGCGGGAGAAGGATTTAATTTAATGGTTCCTGTGCGTAGAATGATTCGTTGGGCAGAAAAGAATGATATTATGTGGGCAATTGATCCTAAAGTTGAAATGCCACCTATGGAAGAAATTTTAAGTATGCAAATTGAAGATACAGGTGTTATTCGTAAGGATGAAGAAGGAGACGATGACGAGTATAGTGTAAAGTCTACATTTCCTTATAGAATTAAGACTAAGTATAAATTTGATGATAAATTATTGAATGGTTTTGATAAATCCAATGAGTTCGAAAAAGAATTAAAGATTATGCCATTTGACGGAATGAGTCCTTACAGAATTGAGCATAGATAATGCGATTTTTTGTTAGGTTTTTAAATGTTATATATTTTATTTTAATGTCACCCTTGGTTACTTCGTGTGCCGAGGGTGATGGGTTTATAAAAGCACCCACTCCTAAAGAAGCATTGAGTGGTAAAGAAGAATGGAAAGACTGGAAAGAATTAATCAACCCGTTACTGCAAAAATCTTATGAGGAACTTCAAAAACAAAAAGAAATGCAAATTCAGTTTGAAAGAGATATTAAAACTCATGCAACATTAACAAAAGATCAATTACAACTTGCAATGAATATTCATAGGTATAATTTATCCCATGATGTGGTTGATAAAAAAGTGTACGATGATTGTACTAAGTGGATGGAGATATACGAAAAGGAAATCGAAATAGCAAGAAAAAACTACGATGGTCCTGCATATGTCTTCTTTTTTGAAGAATTTGTAAAATTAACTTTTGTTCGTGCTGGACTTAAAATTAAAGTGATACACTAATATTTATTATAATGATGTTAATAAAAAAATTAATTTGTAAGATTAAATGTTTTTTTGTTTCATGTTGCAAAGACAATAAATGTGATTGTCTTTGTCACGGCAAAAAATAAATAAAACTTTACATAACGAATAATGTATGGTATATTATTCTTCAAGATAAAGGAGAACTATATATGAAAACATTAATTGTATTACTAACGTGCTTGGTATTATTGTCATCGTGTGGCATTAAAAAAAGCATACTTAACTACGGAAATTCTAGTTTGGGAATTCCACAACAAGAACCAATAGTTAATGTAGAACAAACCAAAGCACCACACACCGATGATTTAAATTCAAGTCAAGTAGACGATACTCTCACTTATGAATCAGAAACAAATAAAAAAAATATAGAAGTAGAAACTTCAGTTTGGTTTTATGTAATACCATTTGCTTTTTTATTACTGCTCGGTATTCTTGTGCATCGCATGAAAAAACAAAATTTGAAATCATTATAAACTATTTGACAATATAAAACGATATATATAAATATGAAAACCGGTGAACTATTAAGAAACGAAACAGAAGGTGTAAATCAAATCCTTCCACATAAACATAAATGGGCTTGGGACTTGTATGAACAAGGAGTTAAAAATAACTGGGTTCCCACAGATGTACCCATGACAAAAGATGTACAAAACTGGAAATCTTCACCTGAAGATTCTTTAAGTGAAGATGAACGACTTGTAATTAAAAGATGTCTTGGATTTTTTGCAGGAAGTGAAAGTTTGGTTGCAAATAACTTGATGACATTAAGTAAGTATATTACAGACCCCGAGTGCCGTCAATATATGGCACGTCAAATGTACGAAGAGTGTCTGCATAATCACACAGTAGTGTATATATGCGATAGTTTAGATTTAGACATCAGTGAAGTTTATGAAGCATATCAAAATATTCCTTCTATAAAAGCAAAAGATGATTTTCTAATGGAAGTCACCGGGGGATTGAACGATTCGGAAATAGATACATCAACTCCACGGGGTAGAAAAGAGTTATATAAGGCCGCATTTACATACTGGATTGTATGTGAAGGAACATTCTTTTTTAGTGGATTTGCAATGCTTCTTGCATTAAGTGATAAAATACCTGGTATTGCAGAACAAATTCAATATACACTTAGAGACGAAAGCATTCACATCAAATTCGGAACAACTTTATTAAATAAAATAAGAGAACAATATACTGATATAATGACAGCCGATTTTGAATCAGAACTTACACAGGTACTTAAAAAAGCAGTTGAACTTGAAATAAATTATGCAAAAGATGTATTGCCCCGTGGAATTCTTGGTTTAAACTCAGAAATGTTTGTGGAATATATGCAGTTTATTGCAAATCGCAGGTTAGAAAATTTAAATATGAAGTTTCGTTATGATAGTGATACAAATCCGTTTCCTTGGTTAAGTGAGGTTATTGATATTCGTAAGCAAAAGAATTTTTTCGAAACACGTGTGATAGATTATCAAGATGAATCAGCATTAGTTGATGATTTTTAAAAATAGATACATATATATAGTTAGTGAAATACGATCAAGAACTATATGAAAAAAGTTTATATTATCGTCATGTTGTGGATGAGTCGGTTGAAATAGACAAGCACAAGTGGCTAGAATCTGAAAGAGAAGGATACGATATTGGAAAAGATAAAGCAAGGTGGTCTTGGGTCATGCATCATAAAAATGAATGGCATTCGTACTGGATTGAAAAAAATCTATCTGATATAGATAATAAAATAAAATAGTTTTTATATTTATTTTAAATGACATCTGAACAAAACATAACACAACCATCAGACGAAAATAGAACTTTAAAATTTTTACCAACAAAACCCCTCAAGCATCTTAAATTGTTACTTGTGGTAGTTTTGCACTGGGCAGTTGTTATTGGAAACTTTTCTGCTTTCTTTATTTTGGCATTTCAAGGATTTACTCCATTCGGATTGCCTTGGTATGTATGTTTGCCTTTATGTTCTTTTATTGCACTTATTTCCTTTTCACGTGTTTTGGATTGTCCTATGACCAGATACGAAAACAAACTGAGAGTGCAGGTTGGAAGACCAACTATAAAAGGATTCATTGGACATTATTTTTTAAAACCGTATGTCCGTAGGAAAATGCGTAAAGCACGTGCTATAAGAAAAGCAAAAGAACAAAAATGAAATTAAAACTAAAAGATGCTTTAGATTTTTCAAAATGGGTTTTTGAAAACAACAAAGTACCGGGTAAATATTCGGAGATATGTGCAGATGTTTTGATTAGTGGAGACGAATTAGGATTTAAAACTCACGGATTGAGTAGACTTGGTTATTACATAAAAAGAATTAAAGATAAAGTTATAGATGTAAATGCAACACCGGAGATAATTCATGATAATAAATCATGTGTAACAATTGATGGTCACAACTCACTTGGCCAAATCGTTGGAAATTTTGCGATGAACCAGGCAATAACGAAAACACAACAACACGGAATAAGTTGCGTTGCAGTAAAAAATTCATCACATTATGGAATTGCGAGTTATTATTCTCGGTATGCCACAACCCAAAACTTAGTTGGAATGAGTTTTACAAATGCACGACCAGCAGTTGCTCCATTTGGTGGTCGTGAACCCAAGATGGGAACAAATCCTTATGCAATTGCGTTTCCATCGGATATGAAGTTTCCATTTAGTATAGATTGTGCAACTTCTTTGTATCAACGTGGTGATTTAGAAGTGCAGGCAAGAGCAACACCTGATAATTATGTTCCCAATTGTGCAATTGTATCTGATAATCAAAATCTTACATTTGAACGTTCACTTGGTTGGTTAAAGAAGGGCATAGCTGCGTTGACCCCCGTAGGTGGTCATAAAGGTTCTGGGTTATCAATTGCAATTGAATTAATGTGTTCTGCGTTTCAAAGTGGTGCTTGTATGAGTCAACTTAGTGGGTTATATGAAGGTGATACAAAAAACCCTAATTATGACATCGGGCATTTCTTTATTTGCATCGATCCCGAAAACTTTACAGATATAAATACTTTTAAGAAAAATGTTGGGAATGTAATGCGTGAAATCAAAGCAAGCAAAACTGCTAAAGATACAAATGAAATTTTAGTGCCAGGTGAATTGGAGTATAATACTTCATTGAAAGTTCATAAAGAGGGAATAGAAGTATCCGATGAGTTGCTTGAAGAACTTAATACTCTCGGATTTTCTAAATGGCAAAAGACAAACACAACAAAAAATTCGAAATAGCAATAGCAGTATTGGGAATGATGGGAGGTGCAATTCTTCCATTTCCTAATTTAATCGGTTGGGGGTTTGTTGTATTTACGATTGTTAATTTATTAAGTATGATATTTTTTATTCGTCAAAAAATGTATTGGTTGTGTGCATTATCTTTTTATTTTGTGATAGTAGACGCAATTGGTGTTTGGATAAATTTGATACAAAAACATTTCCTATAAAAATCATTGAACCATTTGTATATTTTATTCGTTATATTGTTGACGATATGTGTAAAACTATGATATATATTAGGTAAAGGTTATGAATAAAAATATATATCTTGTAGAAGGTACACGAACTCCATTTTGTAAAATGGGTTCGAATTTCGCAAACACATCTGCATCTGAGTTGGGAGTTTCCGCAACAAAGGCATTATTTGCGAAGATGGATTTAGATCCAAGTTTAATTGATGAAAGTGTAATGGGGTGTGTTTGTCAACCGGCAGATACTGCAAACATTACACGTGTAATAGCATTAAAATCAGGAGTACCAAAAAGTGTTCCTGCTTATACGGTACATCGTAATTGTGCAAGTGGATTTGAATCTATTACACAGGCACACGATAAAATCAATGCTGGTAGAGGAAATGTATATTTAAGTGGTGGAGCAGAAAATATGACACAAGCACCTTTTTTGTATCGTAAAAGTGCAGTTGATAAATTTACTCAACTTAGTAAATGCAGAACATTCCGTGATCGTCTTCATACGGTTTTGAGTTTCCGTCCGAAAGACTTCGCACCGATAATAAGTTTGCGACTTGGTTTGAGTGATATAACGGTCGGAATGAATATGGGTGAAACTGCTGAACTTATAGGTCGTGAAAATAAAGTAACTCGTTATCATTCGGATATATTTGCGATGGAGTCTCATTTGAAAGCACACGTCGCAAAAGAAAAATTAGCACAAGAAATATCTCCGTTTTATTTTGCAGATGGAAGTTTCATATCAGAAGATAATGGAGTTCGTGGTGAGCAAAATATGGGTGCTTTGGAAAAATTGCGACCTGTGTTTGATAAACAAGGAACTGTAACTGCCGGTAACGCATCTCAAATTACGGATGGAGCAGTTTCATTATTGATTGCAGACGAAGATGCAGTAAAGCACAACGATTGGACTCCACTTGGAAGAATTTCTGCATATGCGTATGCAGGTTGTGATCCTGAAAGAATGGGACTAGGACCTGTTAATGCTATACAAAAAGTTTGCGAAGAAACAAATACTAAGTTGAATGATTTTGATTTAATAGAAATTAACGAAGCATTCGCAGCCCAAGTATTAGCAGTATGCAAACAACTTAAAAATAACACGAATCTCGGAGAAGTTGATAAAAGTAAATTAAATGTAAATGGAGGAGCAATTGCTCTTGGTCACCCTGTTGGGTGTTCTGGATCAAGAATTGCACTTACAACTTTAAAAGAGTTGGAAAGACGAAATGCAAAACGAGCATTAATTTCACTTTGCATCGGTGGTGGTCAAGGTGGAGCAATCATTTTAGAAAGAGATTAA